TAGATCATCCCATGACTGGCGTGTGATGTCAGGGGTGGTTATACGGGCGGCTGATTGACGACCCAATTGTCTCGGATCACGTTCACGAGCAACACCGTAGATTTCAGGTTCAAACCATTCATCAAATGCATCAAACAACACTTGACCTTTGTTACCCAGTACCGTACAGACGTGCGGATTGACACGTCCGTTGCGTATCAGTTTCGGTCTTATCGTTACAACCGTACCGAAATATTTCTTCATGTATACGACCAATCCGAGACGGCCATGTTTATTACCTGTTTTCTCTAAACGGTCTGAAAAACTATCCGTTGACCATTCTGAATGTGTAATGGTCAGATAATTTTGTTTCAAATTCCATTTCACATCTGGTGAAATTTTATAGAGTACTTCATCAAACCGTTTTAATTTCATTTTCTTGATCATAATATCCTCAGTATACAAACTTAATAGGATTTTGGCAACTAATTATCTTTCGTATCCCAAACCTCTTTTGGTGCTGAATATTTTTTCTTAATTCTGGGTTTGATAATGTGTTTGCTCAACACCACACAGAGTTGAATCTTAATTCTATCGACAATCTTACAAATTTGACTATCAATGGCGTTGATCATCGCTCTGACACCATCTGATTCACAATTATATGTGATACATGTTTTTGATCTTAACTCACGAGGAAGAGCGCATCCGGTGCCGTTACGCCAGAATCCGAATGAGTTTTGCCAGTCTTTTTCGTCATATACAAACAATTCGTTATATAATTGAAAGTCTTTCTCGAAAATAAGATCATCCTCGAAATAGCCGAGGCTCGAATGACAACCAGAACAACAACACTTGTTATTCGAATCCTCAGCGACCCGTTTCTGACATTTATTACCTTCACCAAAACAGGAGAATGTGATCTTTTCAGTGGCGCCTTTCAATTCTTTATATTTTTTTAACTGATATTTCAAATCAGAGTAACGTTCACTAAGGTTGATTCGTGTCGGTATAAAGGTGTTACCGCCGCGTTCTATTATTCTTTCAGTCCATAACATTATCTTATCCTCAGGCCGAGTTCGGCGACATACTTGATTGCGTATGCTCTGTTATCGTCATTGTTCATGATACCGCGGGCGTGAAAGGTTCTCACGATACCGGCCATTGACAGACTACCGTAAACGGCATATTTCGAAAGTTTGTCGATTGCGAATTCAATCAACTCTTTGATTTCATCATCCGTGTCAACCACAGGTTTCGGCTCAGGTTTCGGCTCAGGTTTCGGCAGTGGCGTTGATGGTCCATATTTTATAGTCGGTTCAACGGTTGTGATAACACGATCACCACCTTTGACGGTTTCAAGTCTGGTCAACTTGTTAGGTGAGACTCTCCAGTACTCATGAGCTGGTTTGCCATCTTCCTTAACCGAGATTGATTTCTGATTGATTCTCAACACAGTACCGACCACTGTACGATGACCACGTTTTGAAGTGATAAAACTGACACGTTCACCGTACCTGAACGACCGGACAGTCACGGAACCTGTTGGGAATTGGTATGATTTTATCACTGAACTTCCGTAACGACCACGTGCGTCATTCATCTGATCACGAGGTGACAGACCACCATCAGTAGCATTTTTAAAGTATTCATCCTTGATGGTATTCCAGAAACGGAAGATTTCAGTCTGACAGGCTTTAAAGACGTTTGAATGTGCCGTACCGTTTCTACTTGCTTTAAACATGTGACCGAGTTCGTGAATGAGACAACCGACATTGGCGCCGGGATTGTGAAGACGAATACGACCAAGATAATAATTCGCCGTGCCCATCAGATTTTTGGTATTACGACCAGTGAGAAAAACCATCGGTTTGGTATGAAAACTATCTTTAAGATTTTCATAAATTCTGTTGGTAAGTTCAAATGCTTCTTTGTTGGTATCGAACAACAGACCGTAAGCCTGATTGCCACGTGCCATGTTACAGTCACCGTTACCTCTGAAATTTGAATCAATCTTAATTTTTCTCATTTAGTTTCCTTTCTTATTGTTTATAATTCCATTATATCATATGGAATAGGAAAGGCAAGCGGTTATATTTCGAAATGTTTGTCTAACAGAATATTTTGTTTCTTCACACATTCGGGACCGAAACCTGACAGAATCGATGAGGGTACAGTCAGACGTTTACCACAACGACCACAACGACCTTCATGATGGATGTTGATACCTTCGGGCAACGGTGCCTTGACATTCAACATCGAGTTCAACCATTTGAACGCTTTGAAAGACAGAGCATCTTGACCGATACGGGATTTCTTAGTCGAACGAAAAGTTTGATCAAAGATACAACCGAGATAATTGTAATTGTGATAATTATCGGGACCGTTCAGAACAGACACAAACCAAATGTCTTTGTCTTTCAGTTTCTTCACTTTGTAGGTGAAACGATTACCACTGTTTTCATTCTCTAAGGTGAAGATCGCTTTGCCTGCTTTTATGAAGTTTGTCCAATCGGTAAGTTTGCTCATTTTGTTTCCTTTCTTATTGTTTATAATTCCATTATCTCATAAATCCTATTGGATGGCAACACTTTTTATCAAAATAAATAAAAATAGTTTACAAAATCATTTCAGGGTGTTATACTGTATGTAACAATCGTGGTTGTAAACGATTTGAAAGATATATCACCCCTGTTAGTGGGCGACTCAGAAGTTTTTAGTCTCCTTTCTTTTCTCTGAGTCGCCCTTTTTTTGTTTACAATATGTGAAAAATTTGTTATACTGGTATTGTCTCTAAAATAAGTGCCTCCTTTTCGTGAAAAGCCCATTCGGAGAAATCTGAATGGGTTTTTTCGTGCATGCCTGAATTATCAATCAAAATAAATAAATATAACTGATAAACTACACCAGAGGATCGTTATGCGACTGAACAAGTATTTAATTGAAGGATTTGTGCCGACTGATAAGGAATTACATTTATCAGTTGAACATTTGGATGGTCTGATCGGCAAGAAAATCAAATCACAATGTAAACCATTTCTGTCACAAATCAAATCACTCAATCTACCGGGACTATTCAGAGGCGACAAACATCTCAATTTCCTGGTAAGTGTAAAAAAGGTTAGAAAAGACAGGCGATCATTAGACACGGATCAAATGGATTCAGATGCGATTGATGATTGGTATGAGAATAAGTTTGGATGGCGACCACGATCACAGGCGTTGATGACATCAGGACGGCCAGGCCAGGCAGGCGGTTACGGTGATTTGTTTTTAGTTATACCTGTTGGTAATTTCAAAATTCTCTGGTCACGCACAGTTGATGATTTGTTTGTTAAGCAAGACATGATGAAACATTCATATAATCTACTTACATGGAATCAAATGGGTGATGAAGATTCGCCAGCAAATATTGAGAGGCGTAAGGGACTTGATCAATTATTGGGTTATGACTATGTGGAAACAGACAAACTAACAAAACAGATGATTTACGTCGCAAGCGGCGGTGAACTCATGGTGAAATGTGACAAATATTGGGCAATCAACTATCGTTCAGCCATGGCATATGTTTCTGAAAAGGATGACGATCAAGACTATTTCAGTTTAATAGACAGATATAAAAACGATAGAGACATATATAAATTATTTTATAAGTATTGGTTGGAGTAATATGAGACTGAATAGATATTTGAATGAAGACTTCCCTGCCGGCGCTAACTGGCAACCAAAAATTGATAAACTGATCAAATCGATCAAAAGTAGTTGTAAGTTTTATCTACAACTGATCGGAAATAGAGAGCCCGTGTTTCGTGGCATAAAAGGAAAACAGCCGTCCGGTGAACAAGACGTAAGACAAAACAGGATGCCAGTACATCCTCGTGGTAGAGACATGCTTTCCATAGCAGGATCACAGGAACCATACTGGACAGTATTAAACCAATGGTTAAAATCTAACGGTCACGCTGAAAGAAATAAGTCTGTATCTGTATCAGCTGACTTTAGTTCGGCGAATGCATTTGGTAATCCTTATTGGGTATTTCCAACAGGTAAATTCAAATACTCACATGTTCGATCAGAAGATTTCAACTATTCAGAAGATAGGACCAACTGGAATCCAAACGATATGAAATATTTCTTAGAACACTGGTACTCAAATGATCCCGAAAAGGAACCTTGGGGTTCAATCAGTAAAGATGAATTTGATAGAAATATAGTATCTAATAATTTCAAAGAGGGTTATGAGAAAAAATACGAAATGTGGTTTCAGTGTAAATCATATTATTATGTCGGTTGTGCAAGGTCAACTGAGATGCCCAGAGAGCCTGCTGTTTATTTTGCCGAAGAAATGGGATTCTATGATGACGCACAAAAAGGGTCATATCCGTTAGTAGGTTACTCAGGGCGGTATCCTGAGCCGGCTAAAGAAAAACAGGACAAACGGAATGACAGTGAGGCCAAAGCTGCAATCAGATCAATAGAATTACACGGAGTTAAATTCAAATGAGACTAAAACACTATATTGATGAAGCGTCATATATTGGTAACATCGGGTTTGAGGAAATGGTCAAGTTTCATCAACTGGCGACAACTGCTGATCTCAAAGTAATGCAGAAGATCGTTGAACGAGACGATTGGGTTGCGTTTAAGAAACTCATTCAGAAGGTGACGAACGTGAGGTTGAAAGAATGAGACTTACCAAGTTTATAAACGAAAGAATAGAAATCCCCAATGATAAAGAAGTAACAGAATTACTATTAAGAAAATGTGGAAAATGGATCAAAGAATCTAACGGGGAGCCTGCATATAGAGGCATGTTAGGTAAAAAACAGTGGGGTAAATTCAACGTTCGACAAGACAGACAACCAAAGGACAGTCCCAAAGTATATCATGAAATGATGGATAAAGATTTTAAAAAGGAATTTGGTTGGTTTGCACGATCAGCAGGACTATTCGTTACAGGAAATGAAGATACATCTGATCTTTACGGCGATCCGTATGTAATATTCCCAATTGATAATTTCAGATATATTTGGTCACAAAAAATACAAGACTTGTTACAAGTGTTACCAGAAAAAACCGCGCCGACCACTGAACACGAACATTTTATACAGGTACAATGGCCGGAAATTCTTAACGGGTATCAAGATTCGTATTTAGCAGCCGGGTTACGGGCAGGACATGAGATAATGGTACAGTGTAAAAGTTATTATGCTCTTCACTATTCATTATGGAAATATTATGACTTTGAAGGCATATTGAAGGGATGGTCATGAGACTAAGACAATATATTACAGAAACAAAATTCACAGATGAAGTGACAGGATCATACTCAGGTCAATCAAATTCAAAGATCACAGCATTTGAAAATGGTAAGCCCGTGGGGTATCTTGAATACACAGTATACAAAGACGAAGTTCAAATTTCATATATCAAATCTAACAAGCCAGGCACCGGCACCAAATTGGTCTTATACCTACAATCACAATTTCCTAAGACCGAGATAGAATGGGGTATGATGACAGGTGATGGCGCCAAACTACAAAAGAAATTACAGTCTAAATTATACATAGATCATGCTCTACGTAATAAAATAGAATCACTCAAAACTGAATATGCCAAATTAGAAAAAGAAGAAAAAATAATGATGAAGAAATTTGATCAGGGTAATATAAAACTAACACCTAAAGATGGAGAACGTTTGAACGTCATATCTGACAGAAAGTGGGAAATAGAGGAAGAATTACATAGGTTATCACTATGAGACTATCGAAATATATGACAGAAGGACGAGGGCAAAACCTGGCCAGAGACAAGGCATATGATCTTATCGGCACCAAGTGTGTCAAGGCATGGGAAGCAGCCCGAGATGGACATATAATATTTCGTGGGGTAAACGATGCATCAGGAATCAATTATGATAATCCTGGCATGTTTATTCAACCAAGAAAACATGTCAGAAAATCAGCAAATACATCAAATTGGTACACTCAGATAATATCTAATTCTAAATTATGGAAACAATACCCACGTAGAGATAAGTCGATAATATGTTCTAACAATAGGTTAACCGCCACGGGGTATGGTGTAGCGTTTATCGTTTTCCCTTTCGATAATGCCAGAATAGGTGTCTGTTCAGAGAACGATTTCTGGGATTCGTTCGGCGAGTTCGCACCTGACAGGGTAAATTCGTCACTAAGAGAATGGGCATCAGACATCGGCATCGAGGGTCTTGAAGGGGCAGATCAGGACGTGAAAGAAGTCTACAAAATCTTAGACGAGATCACTAAGTTTTATAGAGAAGGTGGAGATTATGAGATACCGGCTGTTTTTTGGGAATTCAAACCTGGCGATGATTTGAAAAAATTCATAGAAGAACAATTTGACCCGAAAGCCAACGGTTTCAGAGTTGTAAAAGCTGGTGATTCGTTGCCTACAGCGGACAGAGAATTATATACAGATGCGCCGTCAGTACTATGGTACATGCATTCAGCCGAAGACTTGGAGATAATATTATAAATGGCACAATCAACTAAAGTAGACAAAACGTTTTATCAGGTAACGAACATCAAGCTCAGACAGACATCAATGTTGAGGTTGTTTGATATCTTGTTAGCACCTGACAGAACAACAAAGTATTTAAACATATTCAAATCACTCAGAGTGAACACAGACCAACAGTCAGACTATACATTCTTTTCAACTTATGAGACAACGAATGATTCATATTGGGACACTATCGCTAATGAAATATATGGTACACCGTATCTATGGTGGGTAGTGGCGTTGTTCAATAATATATTCAACCCATTTGAAGACCTAAATGATGGTCAGAACCTTATAATATTGAAACCAGATTATGTCTTTACACTATTCAAAGACATCGATGCAATTAGGGAACTATAAATGAGACTGACAAGATATATATCAGAGGCAGGGCAATCATATACAATCGATCAGTTATCAGTTGAGGATATAGCATCACAACTGAAAAAAGAATGTAGTAGAATCATAAAGGAATATACAGCAGTTCAAGGCTTCATGTTACGAGGTGTTAAGAATATCACAAAAGATAAAATCTTAGCAGTTAAGAACATGCGGGCCGGTGATCGAGAACCAAGAGACACACCGTTGCATGTACACGAGTGGTTGAATAGTGAATTTGAAGATCGCTTTGGTTGGAAAGTTAGAAATGGTATATCAACCACATCGTCATGGAGCACAGCAAGTGGTTATGGTGGTGGCAATGTCTATGTATTCTTCCCAACCGATAGATACAAATACTGTTGGAGTCCTGCAATACAAGACTTGACGTTATCATTACCATCGGAGATCAGAAATACAAGAAATAGTGATACGTTGCAAATGAATCTCGTACTTCCTCAATATAGTAATTTCAACAACGACTACTTTGATACATATCGAGGTGTCAATCTAACAAAATGTATTCAGAGCGGAAACGAGTGCATGTTCAATGTACCAAAGTACTTCATGTTAGCAGTACACAGTGGTCAAAATTTTAGAAAGGTATTAGATAATTTATTCCCAAATATGGGATGGGCGAACAACGATTTTCAGTTGAACAAATGGACAGTATCATGAGACTAAACAACTATCTAACAGAAGTTAACCTGACACCTATACAACTGTATAAGAAAATACAGAAAGAATGTAGTCAAATCATCAAATTATACCAAAAAGAAAATAGGGTTTTCTATCGCGGTGTCACGAGTTATCCACAGTGGTGGAAACCTAAAAAGGTAAGAATCAGAAGTCGTATACCCAAAGACACACCAAAGGGTACACATCTATGGTTGAATGATTACTTTAAAAAACGATTTGGTTGGCCGGGAAGAAATGGTGTATTAGCAACACCCCGTAGATATACTGCCAATTATTACGCTGGCGGTAATGATGAGAATGTCTATGTATTTTGTCCTGTTAACAGGTACAAATTCATATATAATCCGGAGATTTCAGATTTATATGATACATTACCACAGGAGTTGAAACGTCCAAATCCAAATCTTGAAATTAAACTTGATACTCCTGAGGAAGCCGAAAAGGTATATAGTGATATATCAGGTACGAATGTTGATTACTTCAATAAAAGAATGAAAAAATATACAGATAAGAATCTGAAAAATGCCCTGACTATGGGTGTCGAGGTTATGTTCAACACAAAACAATACTATCTGTTACCAATTAAGAATGGAGAATATAAAGGTTATCCTTTTGATATCGATGATATCTTAGGATTTGAACCAATACAATAAACTATGGCAACATCAGAAAGTTTAGACAAAGATCGGAAAAACATACTTACAGGTCAACTATCAGTCAAGATTGTAGTTGATAGAAAACAAATAGGTATCATTGAAACACAACACATCACTGAATGTTATTTCATAGAGGATATATTCTCACCATGTATAACAGGTAAATTAATATTTGTCGATGCCTATGGTTTCTTTGAAAACGGACCATTAACAGGTGATGAACTGTTAGGTCTGGAGTACGGAGCAGAGGAAGATAGAGAAATTACTTTCAACATTTGGAAGATAAACAAGATCGTACAGACAAGTCCCATCAACCCAACAGATGAAGTATTGACTGAAATCTTATTTGTCGATGAGGCATATTACAACATGTACGGTAGCACTACAAGTTATTCATTTCCTGCAGAGACGAAATACACAACCGCTGTTGATTATCTTTTAAAGAATATGATAGGATTCAAAGAGGCTGATATCAACATGGAACATTGTACGAACTTTCATGCTGACCCAATCGCATTACCATATTGGACGCTTGCTAAATCTATTCGATTTCTATTGAGACGGGCGAAAAGTAATAAGACATCATTAAGTGGATATCTACACTATAACAACACAGATAATGGTTTCAAAGTCAACATTAGAACGTTGAATTGGTTGTTTAGTTCAGCGAACAAAATAGTTAAACCACCATTTATCTTTGAGGACGGCGACACCGATGTGAAGAATACAAACAAAATATGGGAATGGTGGGCACAAGGTATTGACAAATCATCAATGAATCCATCAAGAGGTGGTAAATGGCGAGCCGTCGATACATCGTTAAAGAAATTATACGAGACAGAATATACATATACAGATGGCATTGATGTGACCACTGCCGTAGGTACGAAAAGTCTTTTTCCTGATATATCAGACCCGAATTCATATCACAGATTAACAGGTGAAAATACAGAAGATGATTTGAAGATGGTAATATACGATGAATGGGTCAAAGCATACGATACACAAATGATGATCAACATTATGACACCTGGCAGTGAGAAACGGTATGCCGGACAACAAATCGAAATCAAGTGGCCGAGTATTACGAGACAAGATAGTGCCGGTATATATCAAAAACAACTAAACGGGAAATTTCTTATCAAGAGTATAACTCATTCCTTTGTGGGTCCGGGTAATAGTAACGTCAACTATATGCAGAGAATTGTTGTATTAAAGAACGCTTACCAAGCCAGTGAGTCGGAATATTTACTAAATATACCCAAAGTAAGACAGAATATTTCCGAATTGTCATCAACAAAAGAAACAACAACAGTGGTAAGGACATAATGATTAGACCAAAGAATACAGACATTGATAACATTAACGGTTTCTTTCGCGGCGTAGTTGAAGATAACGATGACCCCGAGAAACGAGGCAGAGTAAGAGCAAGAATATTTGGTATTCATACTGAGAGGAAAACAAAGACTAAGACAGAAGGAATACCAACGGATGAACTGCCGTGGTCAGAACCATGTCTGCCGATTATCGAGGGTGGTGTATCTGGTTTCGGTTTGTTTGGAGTACCAGTACAAGGTTCCCATATAATGATATTTTTTGAAAATGGTAATTATTTTTCACCAAGATATTTCGCTTCGTTGCCTGGTGTACCGGCAGAAGGACCAGATGTCAGAAAGGGGTTCAATGATCCTGACGGTGAATACCCGACATCACACAGATTGGGTGAACCAGATATTCACAGGTTAGCACGAGGTATATCAGCGGAAACATGTGTCAATATAAAAAACAGTAACAGAGATACAGGTGTGGCACAAGCTGGCGGCGGTACATGGGACGAGCCGGTGGCTCCATATAATACCGTATATCCTAACAACGTAATTTTATCAACACATGGTGGTATAGTTATGGAGTTTGACTCAACGGTTGGCAGTAAACGGTTTCATATCTATCACCCAAGTAATACGTTCATAGAATGTGACAACGATGGTAATTTGGTGATTAAAAATAATGAAACCAAATACAATATAGTCAAAGGTGCTGAAAAAACATATGTCAAAGGTGACAGACATGTCACGGTTGATGGTATTCAAGGGAATCTGACAGGTGGTGATAAAACAGACGAAATGTCAAGTAATCATATTGTGACTGTTACCAGCAATCAGATCATCGGCATAGGCGGCGACCAAACCGAAACAATTGGCGGTGATCAAACAGTCGATGTCACTGGCGCTCTGGATATAACAGCAGGCTCAACCGTTACAATAACAGCAACAGGTGCAGTATTAGTGGAGGCGCCATCGACCACGTTAGCAAGTGCGAGTGTGGTACTTGGAACATCTACTCAAAAGACACTTATGAATGCTGACATGATGACAGTCTTTAATAATCATACTCATAATGAGAACGGTGATGGCGGTGGAGTCACAGACGGCCCGAATTCGACATTATCTGGGTCACATGCTACAACACAGACGACAGCGAGTTAAGGAGAATTATGCCAGAAATACCTTCAATCGATCCTTGTGAAAACCTAAGGCGTGAAATCGATAGGAAAGTACATGCCTTTGAACAACAGGGCGTCAAACTAAGAAACCAGGCAACCGATATCTTGAAAAATGCACTTGGTGACTTCGCTGAGCCACCATCAGCACAAGAGGCATTAGATACAGCTATTGCCGGTGCAACAACGGATGATGTTGGCGGTGGTGCCACAGCCGTATCACGAATTAGAAATTTCACTGGTTCATGTTTAGACAGTCTCTATAATGAAACGAGAATATTTGCCTCAAAGGTTGATGCCAGTATAAATGACAGACTAAACGATTTCACATCTTTAACATCATTGGCTGAATTTGATCTACTTACACCATTACAACAGGTAACAAGTGCGTTGGGTGGTGCTGCACTCGATTCTTTGTTAGCAGAAATTGACAATAAATTGGGTTGTCTGGCAGACAGTGAAATAGGAGATTGTACATCTCTGGTTGGTGATTTCAGTGATAGAATAGAAGATGTATTGAACTATACTGGTTTAGGTCCGGATGCTACATTTGACCTTGATGATTTTATAGATCATTTTAGTATCGACATGGATGCTGATGTACTGAGTAATTTAAAAGACGTAGACTCTCATGTCGAGAGTTTGAAAGACGAAATGAATGATACATTACATGACATTTTACCGCAGGATGTATTGCCACGTAACTATTTTTAAATAAATAACAAAGATGGAGAGTTTTAATGGCACAACGAAAATTCATATACAGTGACATAGACATGGAACTTGACGCGTTCTCAGATGGTGATTTTGTAAAAGATATCGATGTCGATGCGGTGATTAATAGTCTTAACAATATTGTATCAACCGTTCAAGGGTCACGGAGAATGTTACCAGAATTTGCTCAATATTTATGGGAACTACTGTTTGAACCAATGGATACAGCAACTGCCCGTGAACTTGGTCAAGGTCTGTTAGAAGCAGTAAGAACATGGGACGATAGAATCACAGTGGAAGGTATAGACATCATGCCTGATTATGACAGTAATGAGTATAGATGTATAATGACTTTCAGGATAAAACCAATAGAGGAAACACAAAGTGTAGAATTTTTATTATTCACACAATAAGGAAATAACATATGGCAACACTTATACCGGATTACCTGAGTTTAGATTTTTCAACTATTATAGAAAGAATCAAATCACAATTGGCGGACAGTACTACTTTCGCTGACTACAACTACGAAGGGGCGAACATAACCATATTGATGGAACTCTTAGCGTACATTGGTGAATTGAATACTTATCTATTAAATAAAATCGCTCAGAATGTTCACATTGAAACGGCAGATGTCTATGAAGCCGTTAACCGTAACGCCAGACAGATGGGTTATGAGCCAAAGGGACCTATCTCAGCCAGGGGTTCAATAACAATGGCAGTCACAGGTGCCACACCGTCGGAAGAATACAAATTATATGAGTTTACACAGTTAACATCTGATGCGATATTCGATGGTGAGAATATTCTGTACACAAATACAACTACATATTCAATCACGCCAACAGGTGATTCGTTCTTTGAAGAAATTGATGTAAGACAAGGCGAGATCGTACAATTAGATAACTATTCTGGTAAAGACCTGATCGACAACGAACTTATATTACCTGAAAACTTTGCTTATGATAATGACTTAGCAGATGATTTACCATCTCTTGTTTTATTTGTTAACGGTGAGGCATGGGATCGTATCTCAAACTTTTATGACGATTTATCACCACTAAGACAGGCGAATGATGTTTACATGTTCGTGTATGATAGATACAAACGTAGTAAGATCGTATTTAACTCGGCACGAAATGTACCAACAAATGATGATACAATCACATTGAAGGTATTAAGAACACTGGGCGACAGTGGTAGTGTCGGTGCCAACCAGATTGTCAACATACCTGATCAATTTTTGTATAACGTGCCGACTGATACATGGGTAGACAACTCAACAATCACAGTAACAAATGATACAACAACAACAGGTGGTGCAGATGCTGAAGCAACGGACTCTATCAAAGAGAATGCTCGAGCATCATTATTGTCACAATATAGAAATGTTGCCAATGTTGACTATCAATCTAACTTAGAAGAAAGGGACGATGTAGTCCAGGCAAACGCTTGGGGTGAACAAGATTTAAGTCCATCAGGAGCAATTCAAGAATTTAACAAAGTACATCTATCAGTAATACCAAATGAATATGGTAGTGGTACAATCGGAACTATACCAACTATATGGACTACAGACTGGGGTGTATCAGGAGTGGCACCAGCGGCGTCTGGTTACAATGGTGATTATGAACAAGATTTGGCAACATGGATTGAACCTCGTAAAATGGTAACAACATATGAAGTCTTTCAAGTACCAAATCTGATTTATTTCAGTTTCGAGTTTGGTTTAAGACGTAAAAGACTTTACAACTTTGACACAATGCAGACTGACTTAAAAAACAAATTGATATACTATTTCAGAGCAGCTAATCAAGATTTCAGCAGTATAATAGACTGGAAGGATATTCTTGAATATCTGATAGACCCAACAGAAATTTCTGACGAGGACAATTTTGATAGTATAAAGGGAATTAGAAATTTGACGATCAGAGATTTAGATATACAACAAAGTGTATATGAACCTAACAATGATGGTGATTATCCACAGTGGGTAAGTACATCAGCATCAATGGCAGGAAATGTAAAAAAAAAAAAAAAAATACAACTTGGTCTTAATCATTTTCCTGTCTTACAAAGTTCAACTGTAACAATCGGACAGAATACTGGAATATGGGCAAATGGTGGTGTTTATACTATATTGTATGCCAAAAATGATGAGGGTAGTTATGTAGGTCATCGTTTCATTATACAGGACATATTAGGCAATAACTTCAAATTCGGGTATCATGGGCGCGAAACAGTCCATGATCAGGCTACTGAATTAGAAGTCGGCGAAGAAATGTATTTCAGAAAAGACTCATTCTTTCACGACTGGCTAAAAAACAATTCTACCGAAGATTCAGACCCGAATTATCAAGACTTTGTAAATCCTGATAAACAACATCTGTATTTCGGACCAATTCTATCAATTTCTGGACTACCAACTACATATAATATCGAGTTTTATGGTATGAAAGATTGGGTTATGGATGCATTACCTGAACATAACAGAACTGAGAAATTAACCGAGTTTATGGAAATATACTGGGACAAAATCAATCAGGAAGTTTACAACATGACCAAGACGTTATGGTCACTCATTGATCCAAGAGAAGTAAACATAAAACATATTGACTATCTGGCAACACGAGCAAAAGTTTCTACCGACAAGGATAAATTCGGCGGAGATGAACTAAGAACATGGATAGACAACCTGTTGTTCTGGTTAAAACGCAAAGGTACATATACTGCCTACATGATTGTAGGACAAATGTTATTAAATAATACCAGAAATAAGATCAACATGTTTGAACAATGGTGTGAATGGTGTTTAAGAGAATTAAGGCGATCTGGTAATTACCTATTACCAGATGACTTTACAGAACATCACGTAATAGAATACTACTCACCATCAGCGGGTATCCTTCCGTCAGGTGGTGCCGGTGATGAATATTATGAACAATTTAGATTATTAGATTACCCAACACATACAGACGTAGCGCCTGTTGAAGGCTGTGAGGCAAGTCGTTATAATTGTGGTGACATGATTGACTATATTGGATTTTCGACCGATGTTGCTGACGATCTACCTGTACTAACAATTGATAATTATTCAATGGATATTGATGGCTGGGACCCAGCAACGGGCACATACATGCATCTATTTGGTGAAGCAACTCTTGATCCTACTGATAATGGTGGTGAATTTAGACATTGTGTGAAAACGTATATGGATTCATCTTCTACACCAAGTGGTGGCATCATGGTTTGGGGTGCATCAGATGACGGCGACATGACATTCACATCTGGAGAACCAGTTGGTTCGAAAGAATGGTTGGGAGTGTCTATGGAACGTCACGCCGGAGACGGACCAGTTGTATACAGACTATGGCAAGAAACCGGCGGTGCAACCACTATGGAGGAAACAGTAGAGGCGTTTGATGTTGATACCCCTTATTTCTTAATTATAGAATATGATGGTTCCGATATATATCTTGACATCTACAACACATCTGCTCATAAAAGTAATGAACGTGTAGAAGCACTTGTACTACCTTTAGCGGGTACACATATTGCAAAAAGTGATTATGCTTATATTTACGGTGTGAATTATAGACGTACTGCAAATGGCGCAACAGCTGCCGATGGTGGAGGACAGCCGGCTTGTTCTTTTAAAGGTGAGGTAGCAAACCTTAGAGAATCTGCTGGATCAGTGGCAACAATTGGTCCCACTGGTTATCCCGTAATCACACCACATTATAGAGTTGAATTAGATTTATCAACAGAACCAATAGGCGAGGATGAGATCATCAGTCAAGACCTTGCTGAAGAACTTACAAGATATTGGGATTATATCAAACCAGTAAGTAGATTTGTTAGATATAATTTCTTATTATCACCAATTGGCAGAGTTGATGATATTGGTCAAGCGGTTCCACTGTATCTACCAGATGCTCAGGGAATATGTGACACAACATTCATAGGTGCTATAGTTCTATCTGCCGGCGAACCAGTTTTAAAAGGAAATAATTTGATACCGAACCCTGACATGGAACAAACAACGGGGTGGTCAGATGTTGCTGCACCAACTACACAAGAAAGAAGTAACGACTATGCCCGTAGCGGATCATTCAGTAGAAAATTCACATCTTCTGCAGTGGGTGATGGAATACAATCTAACACTTTCATTACTGAAACAGGAAAAGTTTATAACTATGAACTGTTTTCCCGAGGTGATACTTGGATTGCTCCATCTGGTTCTATACAAATAAGAATTAGAAATGGTGATGGTTCAGGTTGGGCAGAAGACTACACGCCAACCAATATAACACATCGAGTTGATAAATGGACACGAATTCAAGGATCATACTACGAGGACGGTGGTGGTTCGGGAGCATATATTCAAATGCTATGTCCTGATGGTACTGGGCCTGTATCAGAAGGATTTATTGGTGATACATGGTATGTCGATGACGTATCTGTTTTGAGAAATCCTATAGGTGACACGACACATTATCATAGACAATTGGTCGGCAGTCCAACTTGGAAAATATTACATGGTTTGACTGATCAAATTATCACACAAACATACGATAGAGTAAATCAATTGGTATGGCCTCAATATCACGATCCTACTATTGATGGTACAAATGGTGATACACTAAGGGTTGACTTCAACGATGCTACACGAGGTAAAGCGTTTACTGCTGGTCTGAAAAGTTGGAACAAACAACATGTTCAGTCTGCACCAGCATCGGGTTGGACTATAACACATAACATGGGATTGAGTGGCTCCGAGGGTGTCATTGTTGAAGTTCTAACAGATGTACCACCTATCAGAAATATATTCCCTGAGGATATACAACAAGTAAATACTAACACACTTCAATTGAGATTCCCAGAACCCGTAACGGGTCGAGCATTCATGAGAGATGATGATTATGTACATACCCAAACAGAAACAAGTCTTATCTGGAACGTTAGACATAATCTTGATACCGCGGGCACATTAATAAATTGTTATGATACCAATGGTTATATGTTATCACCGGAAGATATAACATTAATTGATACAGATCATTCGACAGTTACGTTTTGCGAAGCAGTTGCTGGAACGGCCGTTGTTGTCGGTTTCAGAAAAACAGGCGATGTCGGTGACGAACAAGTCAATGATGCTTTCAGTGATATAAATACAAATGTAGCGGGTTATTGGAAAGTAGGTGACGGTAGTAGTGATGTATTTGATCCAACACTACATAACGATTTATCAAACACAACTGTATCAGGTGGTTTAGATACTCGAACTGAAACAGCAACAGGGGCATCCGGATCAATCTTGATCAACTTTGAAGTACCTGGATGGCCAAGAGGTGACGCTTACACAATCAATGAAATGGGAATTTTTGATAAAAATAAAAATCTACAATACTACACGAAATGTAGTACATTACATAAACCAGACGATGTAGCTCTGAATGTTAGATACAGAATTAGAAAGTCTGGTTTTAACAGCGAGGCAGAATAATGAAGAAATATGACAAATATTTAGTTGAGGGAAGGAAAGTTGCTGGCAGTATTGCAGAACTGGCAATTGAAAAGATGGAAGATACATTGGCAGATTTTGAAATGTTCATAAACGAAAAAGCGACAAGTCCCGGCGACAAAATGGCGCTTGGTTTGAAAGCAGACTTTTACAGAATGTTCGACAAGCAGTGGGAGTCAATGAAAAAAGACTTGATTATATTTTCAAGAAAATTAGACAGTATGTAAAGAGGTAACAATGGCAAGAGTACATTATTGGCAATATATAGTAGATTCAGAAGGGCGACCAATGGAAGACATTGAGGTACGTTTCTATCTTAATGATAAAATGATAATCCAGCAGAAGAAGCGGAAATCTTTACACATCCCTCTATTGGAACACCTGTAACATCGACAGAGAGTGATTTGTCAACGGACGGCAACGGTTATTTTGAATTCTGGGTTGGTGATGAATTTGAATCACTTGGTGGCTATGTATCCACACAGAAATTTAGATTGGTATGGGAACGTGCCGGTATTCTACTTGGACAGATAAACAACATTGATGTATTCCCACCAGTGTTTCAGGTAGATGAAACAGATGCAACAACCTCAACACGAGGTGACAAAAACAAATTGGTCAGTAACGCCTTGGCATATACGTGGGAACAACACTCATCGGCAGGACTTGGAGTAGGTGCCCACGGATATGAAGCTGTTGATACGACTTCTCAGGACACAGAATTTAATAAATTGGTAAGTAATAACTTGATGAACTATATCATCGCAGCTATAACAAGTGCAGGAACACTCAGTCTTACAGCATCGGGTGCTATAGAACGGCAATTTACAGTTACATCATGGACGGTTGATGGCGACAATTACTATGTTGATATACTTCATGGTATTGGTCATGGTCATCCAATTGTACAAGTTCTTGATCAGGGCACACAACAAGTTATAATGCCAACAAACGTCACACAATTGGACAATAATACAATTCGATTACACGTAGCTGATAACTCAAATGCGGAAGTAACAATCATAGGTTAAGAGGGAAATATGGCAAGAGCACATAAGTGGTACTATTTAAGAGATGAAGAAGGACGGGCAATTCGTGGCGCGGCATTACAGCTTTATGAAACAAACACTTACAATGAAGCACTCATTTATTCAACACCTGTTACTGCCGCTGGTGACTTAATAGATCAGAGTACTTGGGCAACAAACACATCAGGGTTTTTCGATTTTTTTATAGCAAATACTTTTGAGCCCTCTGCCAGCCGGATGAGAGGCCGATCAACAGGTTATGAAGCAGATGAGTATTTTGATTTACACTGGCAGGCATCCGGT